AAACAGATTTTAACGTATCAAACGGTATAACTGTTGATTATGTAGATCCAGCTTATTTAATATATTCTTACACAGAAGATCCAAATTTTGAAGACATATATTATGTAGGTGAATTAAAAGCGCAAACCCTACCAGAAATAGCAAAACAATTTCCAAGCTTAAGTGATAATGTATTAGAAAAAATACAAGAATATCAAGGTAGTCAAGAAAGTAAATATGGTTTTGGTCAAGGAGCATGGGATTCTAATACTATTCCTTTATTGTATTTTGAATACAAAACATATAGTAATCAAGTATTTAAAATAAAAGAAACAGAAAGCGGTTTATTAAAGGCTATAGAAAAACCAGATAGTTTTAATCCACCTGAAAATGATAACTTTGAAAGAGTTGGAAGAACAATAGAAGTTTTATATAGAGGTGTTAAAGTTTTAGGAACAAATATATTATTAAGGTGGGAAATGTGTCCTAATATGACAAGACCTTTTGCTGACACTACAAAAGTAGAAATGAATTATGCAATATGCGCTCCTAGAATATATAAAGGTCGTATTGATTCTACAGTTGGTAGAATAACTGGTTTTGCAGACATGATTCAAATAACACATCTTAAACTACAACAAGTAATAGCTAGAATGGTGCCAGATGGTGTATTTTTAGATATGGACGGTTTAGCAGAGGTTGATTTAGGTAATGGTACAAATTATAATCCAGCAGAAGCTCTTAATATGTATTTCCAAACAGGTTCTGTTGTGGGTAGATCTTTAACGCAAGATGGTGATATAAATAGAGGTAAAGTACCTGTACAAGAATTAGCTACAGGTTCTGGTCAAGCTAAAATACAAAGTTTAATATCTACGTATAATTATTATTTACAAATGATACGTGATGTAACAGGATTAAACGAAGCAAGAGATGGTAGTACACCAGATAAAAGTACTTTAGTTGGTTTACAAAAACTAGCAGCACAAGCTTCTAATATAGCTACAAAACATATTAATAACGCTAGTTTATATTTAACGTTAAGAATATGTGAAAATATATCTAAGAAAGTTAATGACATGTTAGATTATCCTCTAACTGCTAACGTATTAAAACAAAGTATATCTATATTTAATACTGAAACGTTAAGAGGTTTAGAACAAATTAATTTACATGACTTTGGTATATTCTTAGATCTTGAGCCAGATGAAGAAGAAAAAGCAATGTTAGAACAAAACATACAGGTGGCTTTATCAAGTGGTGGTATTGATTTAGAAGATGCAATAGAAATACGTCAAATACGTAATTTAAAGCTTGCTAACCAAATGTTAAAAATGAAACGTAAACGTAAGTTACAACGTGAAAGACAAATGCAAGCTGAAATGTCTCAACAACAAGCACAAGCAAACGCTCAAGCTAGTCAAGCTGCAGCAGAGGCTGAAGTACAAAAACAACAAGCTTTAACATCTGAAAAAGTAAACTTTGAGCAAGCTAAGTCTCAGTTTGAAATACAACGTATGCAAGCAGAGGCTCAAATAAAAAGAGAATTAATGTCAGAAGAGTTTAATTATCAAGTTCAATTAGAACAAATGAAAACTCAAAGAGAATCTACAAGAGAAAAAGAAATAGAAGATCGTAAAGACAAAAGAACAAGAATAGCAGGTACACAACAAAGTACTATGATAGATCAAAGAAAAAATGATTTATTACCTACTAATTTTGAACAACAAGGGCAAATGGAAGATCAATTTCCAGTTGCTTAATTATTAATTATTTAATTATATTATATTATGGCTGAAGAAGCAAAAGAACCTGTAAAACAGGAGGGTGACTTTAAAATAAAGTCAAAACCAAAAAGTAAAAAACCAAAACAACTAGCTAAATCTGATAAAGAAGTAGCTAAAATTGATTTATCTAAACCAGAAGCACAAGGCGAGGTACAACCAGCTGTTGCTAAAATGGATTTAACTAAAGAACCAGAAAAAGTTGTAGAAGAAAAACCAATTGTTGAAATTAAAGAAGAAACTTTTACTGAAACTAAAGAAGAACCTTTTACTGAAATTATTGAAGAAGTAACTGAAAAAGTTGAAACTACTCCAATACAGAAAAAAGAACCTTTAATTGAAACTCCTAAATTACCAGAAAATATTGAAAAGCTGGTTAAGTTTATGGACGATACAGGTGGTACAGTATCTGATTATGTAGAACTAAATAGAGATTATAGTTCTTTAGATGATAAGCAGGTATTACAAGAATATTATAAAAAAACTAAACCACATCTAGACAGTGAAGATATAGGTCTATTATTAGAAGATTATCAATACGATGAAGATTTAGATGAGGCAAAAGATATACGAAGAAAAAAACTAGCTTACAAAGAAGCTGTTGCTCATGCTAAAAATGATCTAACTAAATTAAAAGATCAATACTATGCTGATATAAAAAACAGACCTGGAGCTAATCCAGAACAACAAAAAGCTACAGATTTTTTTAATCGTTACAACAAACAGCAAGAAACTATAAAGCAGTCACAGGAAATTTTCCAAAAACGTACTAATGATTTGTTCGGATCAGAATTCAAAGGTTTTGATTATTCTGTCGGAGACAAAAATTTTAGATACAAGGTAAAAGATCCGGGGCGTGTTGCAGAGGCTCAAAGTAATATTGAAAATTTTGTTAATAAATTTATTGACAATAATGGAAATATTTCTGATGCAGCTGGTTACCACAAAGCTTTATATGCTGCGATGAATGCGGACAAGCTAGCTTCTCATTTTTATGAGCAAGGTAAAGCAGATGGTGTTAAAACTATCGTTAAACAATCGAAAAATCCGGCTACAGACACACCTAGGCAGGTTGCCAGTGGAGATGTTTTTGTGGGTGGAATGAAGGTAAAGTCTATTAGTGGATCTGATTCATCAAAATTGAAAATAAAAAAACGAACATTTAACAATTAAAATTTAGAAAAAATGGCTTTAAACCCACAATTTGGTACTATAATACCAAGTCAACAACAAGAGCTTTTACAATCTAACTATTTACAGTGGACAGATGCTGGAGCTGCTAACTTTGCAGATTTTGCACAGCAGTATTTACCAGAAATCTACGAAGCTGAAGTTGAAAGATATGGTAACAGAACCTTATCTGGATTCTTAAGAATGGTTGGAGCAGAGCTTCCAATGACAAGTGACCAAGTAATTTGGTCAGAACAAAACAGATTACACATTGCTTATGATGTACCAGCTGCTAACGTAGTTGCAGGACCTCCAACAGTATTAACACTGCCAGGAACTGTATCAAACGTTGTATCAGCTAGAGCTACAGTAGTTATCTTAGATAACTTTGGTGGTGAAGTAAAATGTTTAGTAGTAGCTTCTACACCTGGTGTAGGTGGTACTATAACAGTTGAACCTTACACGTCTACTTGGGCTGCTGCTGGATTAGTAGGAGATCTTAAAATATTCGTATACGGTTCTGAATATGCTAAAGGATCAGTTACTTTAAATAGTAACGGTGGTGCTTCTACACTAGCGAACAATGAGTACGTAAGTGTTGAACCTGCTTTCACACAATTTAGTAACAACCCTATTATCATCAGAAACAAATACACAGTAAATGGATCTGATACAGCTCAAATCGGCTGGGTAGAAGTTGCTACTGAAGATGGAACTGGTGGATACCTTTGGTATTTAAAATCTGAATCTGAAACAAGATTAAGATTTGAAGATTACCTAGAAATGATGTGTGTTGAATCAGAAGTTACAGCAGCAGGTTCTGCAGTTGCTTTAGGTGCTTCAGGCGCTATAGGTTCTCAAGGTTTATTTGCAGCTATCGAAGATAGAGGTAATGTACAAGTTGGATTCTCTGCTGCTACAGGTATTGGAGATTTCGATGGTATTCTTAGAAACTTAGATACACAAGGTGCAATTGAAGAAAACATGTTATTCTTAGACAGATCTACGGCTCTTGACTTTGATGATATGCTTGCAGGAATTTCTGCAGGATTCAATGGTGGTACTGCTTTTGGATTATTTGAAAACTCAGAAGAAATGGCTTTAAACTTAGGTTTCAGCGGTTTCAGAAGAGGTTCTTATGACTTTTACAAAACTGATTGGAAATACTTAAACGACGCTTCAACTCGTGGTGGAATGGTAGGACCTCAGTCTATTGAAGGAGTATTAATTCCAGCAGGAACAACAACTGTTTACGATCAAATTTTAGGAACTAACATCAGACGCCCTTTCTTACACGTAAGATATAGAGCTTCACAAACTGATGATAGAAGAATGAAATCATGGTTAACAGGTTCTGTTGGTGGTGCATTTACTTCAACTCTTGATGCTATGGAAGTAAACTTCCTATCAGAAAGATGTTTAGTAACTCAAGCTGCTAACAACTTTGTATTATTCAAAGGAGTGTAATAACTCAATACTAATGTAATTTTTACCCTCGTTATATCAACGGGGGTAATTATTACTTTTATAAACTATTTAATTATATTATATTATGGCTAAAAAAGCTAAAGCAGAAGAAATTATTGAGGTTGCTCCTCAAGAGGTTGCAGTGAAAGCTGCGCCAAAAAAACCAGCTAAACCAAGCTGGGAAATAAAAGATAGAACTTATTTACTTAAAGGAAGTAAATCACCTTTAACTTTTACAATACCAAGCAAACATACTTTAAGACATCCAATGTTGTGGTTTGACAATAAGACAAATGAACAAAGAGAATTAAGATACGCTACTAACATGAATAGTCCTTTTCGTGACGAACAAAAAGGTGAAGTAACTTTAGGTCATATTACGTTTGTTGATGGAACTTTAAGTGTTCCAAAAGAAAAAACAGCTTTACAAAAGTTATTATCTATATATCACCCAATGAAAGATTTGAAGTATACTGAACATAAACCTGTTAGTATAGCACAAGATGAACTTGAAGATATTGAATGGGAAATTGAAGCATTAAACGTTGCTAGAGATATGGATATTGATTTAGCAGAAGCTATTGTAAGAGTAGAATATGGTTCAAAAGTAAATAAAATGTCTTCAAAAGAATTAAGAAGAGACTTATTATTACTTGCTAAAAAGAACGCTAGATTGTTTATGTCTCTTGCTGCTGATGAAAACGTGCAGTTAAGAAACTTTGCAATTAACGCGGTAGAACATAACATTATAAGAATATCACCAGACCAAAGATCAATTCATTGGGCTAGTAATGATAGAAAATTAATGACTGTTCCATTTGATGAAAACCCTTACTCAGCTATTGCTGCGTGGTTTAAAACAGATGAAGGAGTAGAAGTATTTAAGTCAATAGAAAAAAGACTAAAATAATAATAACAAGGGCGGATTCGTCCGCCTTTTTATTAAAACACAAATATAATGGTAAACGTTAACACAGTATATCAAACGGTATTATTAATCCTTAATCAACAACAAAGAGGTTATATAACTCCTGATGAGTTTAATAAAATTGCTACGCAAGCTCAACTTACTATGTTTGAAGCTTATGCTAGTGACTTAAACCAACAATATCGTTTACCGAGTAATGATACAGAGTATTCAGATAGAGTAAAAAACATTGAACAAAAGTTACAATTTTTTCAAAAAAATACTGTAATACCTTATGATGCAGTTAATTCTAATTTTCCTTTATTAAAGACTAGTGATCCTGATCAACCGGTTGTTATAGGAACTACAAATGTTTTATATAGATTAGGTTCTGTATTTTACAAAGACACAGATTTAGGTCAATATACTCAACCAAATGAGTTAAGACAATTATTACTTTCCCCTTTAACTCAACCTACAGAAAACTTTCCAATATATACTTACGTAGAAGACGTAGTTAAAGTATATCCTAACACTATAACTAATGATATATCTATATCATATTTAAAAAAGCCTAACAATGTTCTTTGGGGTTTTACAACTAATAGCGTAGGTGCTTTTATATATGCTGTAGGTACTTCAGTTCAATTTGACTTAGACGTTACTGATCAAGATGAATTAATAATGAGAATACTTGCTTACGCAGGTGTTATAATACAAGACCCAACTATTATACAAACAGCTTCACAAGCTGTAGCTAACGTAGATGCAAACGAAAAAAGTTAATAAGATATGGCAATACCAAATGGTGGATTAATCACCGAAACAAATCAACAATATTACGCGGGCGCGCAGGGTTTTACAGTAACAGATATCGCAGGACAAAGTGATTTTACATTCACTTTTAATACTAATTTAATATTAGGTGATTATGATCCTGCCAATGCTGATTATGCTTTAAATAATTTTAAACTATACTCTAGTGTAGATGGTATAACTTATGTAGAATATATATTATCTTACAGTGTTGATAGGAATATTGTTTCTTTAGCAGCTCCACTACCACAGAATAACATATTAGTATGTCAATTAAAAACAATTGATGGTGGTAGCTTTGGTAATAGAGATGCATATGGCGTTACTACGGAGCAAAATTATGGAAGTTATAGTTATGTAACATTAAAAGACATTGTTAATAATTTTATAGTTGGATTTGTTGGAAAAGACAAATTAATATCAGATGCTAAAAGAACTGATATAATATTTCACGCAAAACGTGGTTTACAGGAATTTAGTTATGATACTTTAAAATCTGTAAAATCTCAAGAATTAAATATACCTCCAAGTCTTTCTGTTATATTACCACAAGACTATGTTAATTATGTTAGGGTTTCGAGAATAGATGCTTTAGGTGTTAAAAGAATTATATACCCATCAAACAATTTAACTATATCTCCTTATGAAAATCCAGTACAAGATAATTTAGGTAGTCCAACTCAAGATAACTTTGGTGAAAATACAGAAGGAACTTCATTAACTGAAATGAAATGGAAAAGAGGTAATACTAATTTAATAAATGGATTACCATCTTTTGGTCTTTATAACGAAGGTTTAGACTGGGCAGGTTATAACTGGGGTTTTGGTGGTTACTGGTATTGGGGCTGGGGAGAACAATATGGAATGTCTCCGCAATATGCTCAATATAACGGATGGTTTAACATGAATGAAAGAGAAGGTAAAATATCTTTCTCAAGTAATTTAGTAGGTGCTTTAATTGTATTAGAATACATCTCTGATGGCCTTGCTTACGATTTAGATAGTAGAATACCAAAACTAGCAGAAGATGCTTTATATACTTATATTTCTCATGCTATAATTTCTACTAGAATTAACCAACCTGAGTACATTGTTCAAAGACTTAGACAAGAAAAAAGTGCTAAATTAAGAAATGCTAAAATAAGATTATCAAACATTAAACTTGACGAAATAGTTCAAGTAATGAGAGGTAAATCTAAATGGATAAAACGATAACACATGCCAAAAATAACTAATACGTTTCTAAAGTCTAAAATGAATAAAGACTTAGATTCTAGAATATTACCAAGTGGCGAATATAGAGATGCTCAAAATCTACAAATAAGTAGATCACAAGGATCAGAAGTAGGAGAGTTTGAGAACATATCAGGTAATACTGAATTAAGAAATTTATATACTGGCGAAAGTAGTAAATTTATAGGTCAGTTTACAAATGAAACATCTGGTGATATATTTCTTTATAGCTCTAGTTTTACAGAAGATAGTATATGTCCTAGAGATACTGTAGTTTATTTTGGAGGATTTGTAGGTGGTAGTAGTAATATTTTTACAATAGAAAATTCTTTAGGTACCCAAATTGATCCTAGTGTTTTAGGCATAGAAATAGGTATGTTACTTTGGGGAAATTCATGGGGTCCATCTGGTTTACCTTCTGGAGCCAACGGTTTTGAAAATGATGTTTTAGTTGAAAATATAACTTCATTTCCTAGTGGAGAAATTCAAGTTAACGGTCCTTTACCTGCTAGCTTACAAGTAGGTGATGAAATTTATATTGGATATAATAACACTATTCATAGATACAATCCTATTAGTGATTCTTTAGATTTATTAGTTAGAGGAGATTTTTTAAACTTTAGTCAAAAAAATAAAATAACAGGAATTAATCTTATAGATGATTTATTATTTTGGACAGACAATAGAAATCAACCTAGAAAAATAAACGTTAGTTTAGCTAACCCTCAATCTTTACCTTCACCAACTCATTACGTTAATGAAGATCAAATATCTGTAGCAAAATATTATCCATACAGAACACCTTTAGTCTTTGAAGATATCGTAAGAAGTGCAAATGGAGGAGCTCAAGCAGTAAGCCCTTTAAAAGGTTATGTTTTAAGTGTTGTAGATACTTCAGGTATAAAAATAGGTGATATAGCTACAGGTTTTCCAGATCAAGGAGATCAAGAACTATGGAACGTTATTTCAATTGAACCAAACGTTAGTGTTACAATTTATAATAACTTTAAAGATGGAGACTTTGCAGCAGGCATGTCACCTGGCACTTTTGACGGTGCAACTCAAAAAGCGCTTGTAAGTTTTAAAAGACCATCTTCAAAAAACCTTGCTAATAAAAGACAAACAAATGGTTTTGAAACCACAGCATCAGCCGCAGGAGCTGTAGTAGCCGGTAATGATATAGTATTAAATTATAGTTATTTTAATGAAGTAGATGATCAAAGCGCACAGCCAACACCAAGAGTAGGTGACTTTATAATAAGTGAAACTTTAACAGGACCAAGTGGCGTAGGTATAACTATTGCTGATGAAGTAGTCATACAAAGTATTCAAAATATCGGCCCGTCATCTGTTCCTACATCATCATTTATAACTTTACAACTCACAAAAGACGTAACGGTTAACGCTATCGGTGATGATGTAACAGTAGCTGCTAACCCAGATTACGATTCTTTATTTACAGGTGATCCTGATTTAGTTGAAGAAAAATTTATAAGATTTAGCTATAGATTTAAATTTGAAGACAATGAGTATTCTTTAGCAGCTCCTTATACACAAATATGTTTTATACCTAAACATAATGGTCTTTTTGGAGGAGGTCAAAATGAGACTCTTCAAGACATGAAAAACGCTTATGATTCAACTATTGTTGAATGGTTTACAAACAACATAGATACTGTATCTTTAAAAGTACCTTTACCAACTATTACCACTTCTACAAGTGCACAGGTAGTAAGCAATTTAATAAACGAATATAAAATAACAAACATAGAAATTTTATATAAAGAAAGCGATGCTTTGTCTACTAAAATACTAGAAAGTATACAAGTAGATGATACTATATTACCTTCTTTTTTGCAATTAATACCACAAGTAGGAAGCGGATTAAGTGGAAGAGAATGGTATTATAATTTTGATTATAAATCTATAAAAGCTTTTAGAACTTTACCAACATCAGAACAAAATAGAGTTTACGACAATGTGCCTGTTAAAGCTTTAGCTCAAGAAATAACAGCTAATAGAGTTATGTATGGTAATTTTTTACAAAAACATACTCCACCAAATGGTATTGATTACGAAATTATTAACGAAGACAAATCTGTTAATTATGATAATTACGCTCAATATCCTTATCATACTGTAAAACAAAATAGAAGTTATCAAGCAGGCTTTGTTTTAAGTGATAGATATGGTAGAGCTTCTAGTGTTGTTTTATCTACTAATGATTCTAATCCAGACTTAGCAGGTTCAACATTATACGTTCCTTATAAAACATTTGGAGAACTTGACGATCCTATTACAGACGTAACTACTTATAAGTGGTTAGGAAATGTTTTAAGATTAAAAATAAATAATGGTGTTACGCAAATAACTAACAACTCTCAAACTGGCGAACCAGGTCTTTATAAATCTTGGCGTGATAAAACTACAGATAGTGTTGCTGTTGCTACTCCAGGTACTGGTTATATTGTTGGGCAAGAAATATCATTTAATAGCGGAAATGGACAAGGTGGTGGTTTAGAGATTGAAGTTATTACTGTTGATGGAGCTGGTGGAGTTACTGGTTTAAGTATTGTACAATCAGGTGGTGGATATGTTGATGGTCAAATTCTTGATAACAATATTATAATTACAGGAACTGGTTTACAAGTGCAGGTTACTGTAAACCCTCCTAATGTTTTAGGTTGGCAGTCATACAAATTAGTTGTAAAACAACAAGAGCAAGAATATTACAATGTATATCTTCCAGGTTATATATCTGGTTATCCAATATCAACAGCGACCGATTATGGTAGAATAGCGTTTGCTTCTTTATTTGGAGATAATATAAATAAAGTACCTAGAGATTTAAATGAAGTAGGACCAACTCAAAACGAATTTAGTAGTTCAGTTGGTTTAATTGGAAGAGTTAATAACCCTAATATTAACAACAATCAAAAAGGTGGGGCTGGTAATTTTTATTATGAAAATAGAAATTACCCTTGGAATTGTCAATATTATCCAGGAAGATTAAAAGATGAAGCTGTAACTATAGGACCAGTTGGTTTTGGTGGTTTAGAATTAGCTAACTCTCCTTTTGATAGTACTTCTACAAAAGCTGCTTTTACTAATGATGCCTCAGGAAGTGGTCCTCATATACCATGGGGTAATGCTGGGGCAGTGCAAAGCTTTTATAACGTAGAACAAAACCCTTTAGCTGTTGTTGTTAAAATAGGAGCTGAAGATACTCAACCAAATTTAACACAACCAGGTTCGCCACAATTAAATACGTTAGGCGCTAAAGTTACTAACAACGGAGCTTTTCCAGTACCAGTTAATGATATTGGTTGTATGTATCCTTTTTTAAGTGTATCAGAAACAGAACCTGTAGAAAGTTTACTAGAAATATTTTATGAAACTTCTACTTCTGGAAACTTTGTAGATTTAAACGATACAGTATTAGCAGATTACGGAGGCGTAACTAAAACATCTCTTACGCTTGGTAGTTTTGATGAAGACGTTCCTAGTGGAACTGATATTATTACTTCGTTTGATTTTCAAGATTCAGCAGGTAATACGTTAACCTTAGATAGTGTTCCTATAATAACTCAAGTATTAGACTCTAATGGTAATGATGTAACAGGAATATTTAGTATAAGTGAGTCTGTTCCTACAATTTACGATAAATTTGATCTTGAAACAAACAGTTTATTTTGGTATGGATATTCTTCTGTAACTAAATCAAATCAATGGTTTGTAAGCTTTCAAACAAGTTATCAAGCTGGAGCTTTTATAGACGTATTGTCAAATGAAATAACTATTGATTTAAATAACATAGCGCCAACTATAGGAGGTTTTACACCTGCACAAACTAGCTCTGCTGATAATGGAGTACAGCAAGCATGTAGTAAACCAGGTGGCACAGTAGGTTATGATACCACAATGACAGGTGTATTTGGTCAATTTACTAATGCTAAAAACGGTTCGGCAGATGTAACTAATGAAACTCAAGACCTTTGCTACACTTTAAGTGTTACATCAGAACCTGTTGGTTCTACAGCTATATGGGCAATAAGTCAAGATGGTACTTTAAGTTTAACAAGCGGAACTCTAATTAACGGTACTTATATTTTTGAATGCACTGTTACTGATGCAGCTTCTTCTTGTGTTTTAGATGCTGGTAGCTTAGATACAACATGTGAGTATGAATTAGTATTTGGAACACCTCCAACTAATCAAGCTATATGTGCTGGACCTACGTCTGAATTAGGTTTGCTAGACACATCTTGTCCTTCATCTTTTGGTGGAACTGGTTTACCTTTAGAAGTGTTTTTTGGAGCAAATAGATTTGTTAATTCTGGTATTGCTGGAACAGCTGGGGCAAATATTGGTAGCGACACGACTACAATAATGGGTACTATAGATACAGCTTTAGGAGCTTTAGGACCTAAGTATGGTTTTACATCTAACAATGGTCTAAACTTATCTTACTATAATGTTTTGCAAGAAATTAGATATGGAGCTGATAAAACTGAATGTGTAATTTTACCAGACCCGGTGTTTACACCTGCGTACACAACAGGAGCTTTAACTCAAGGTATAATGGCTATTCAAGCTATATTAACTAAGTCAGCAACAACAGGAACCCAACATACGTACAAAACTAATTTTACAATAGTATACCGACCAACTAGTAGTGACGCATGGCAATTAGCCACTTGTTTAGTTGGTTCACCTTCTCAACCAGCGGGTGGAACTGTAGGTAATTTTAATGAATTAGAAGTTTTAGGACCTGGCGCAACAACAGCTAGTATTACATATTTTTTCCAAAATGTTGGAGAATATGCGGTTAGAAACAATGGACTTCACGCTGTTGGTTGTAACAACTGCGACAGTTGTGCTAGTTTTACTGTAAACTATTACGACGCGCAACAAACACAACCAGTGCTACCTTGCACAGAATGTCTTGGACCACTGTAATAAAAATATAAAATAAGTGATAATAATATATGGCGACTACACTAGAAATATCGTACTTTAATTCCTTTTGGCTAAAGAGACTAAAAAACGCTACTCAGTTTCAAGAAAGATTGCCTGACGGTGAACTAGATTTTCTATCAGGTGTAGATCCTGTAGGAGGAGGAATAACAACTGGTACACCAGATATAACTACCGGTGAAGGGTATATTGATTCAAATGTAAACGAAGATTGGTTTGTAGAAGAGGCAAGAATAGAAGGTGGTTTTAATAATGCTTCTGTTGACTTCGGTAATAAAGCTTACATCGTAGAAGAAGAATCTAGACAAGAGCGTAGAAAAAATGCCATAATATATTCAGGTGTATATAATTCTAAAAACGGTATCAACAATAGTAATCAATTTCCTATTGGCGAAGATATTACAAGAGCAGTTGATCCTGCTTCTGGAAGCATACAAAAGTTATTTGCAGAAAATACAAACTTAGTTATATTTCAAGAGCGTAAAGTCAACAGAGCGCCTATAGATAAAGACGTTGTATTTACACAAGAAGGTCAACCTTTAACAGCTAACAGTACTTTAGTCATTGGAACACCAACTCCTTTTGAAGGTAACTTTGGTATCTGTGAAGATCCAAGTTCTTTTGCTACATATGGATACTTTAAATATTTTACAGATAGAGACCGCGGAGTAACAATGCAACTAGGGCCTAATGGTCTTACTGAAATATCTAACTTTGGTATGATTGATTATTTTAGAGATACATTTAACTCTTTAAACTCTCTTTCTAATCAAGAAATTATAGGTGGTTATGATGTTTTTCAAAAAAATTATGTAGTAACTTTAGCATCGCAAACTTTACATTACGATACTTCTGTAAATGGTTGGGTTAGCTTTCAAACATATATACCTGATCTATCAACTAGTTTACAAGGAGAGTATTATACATTTGCTAAAAGTGGTGTTTGGAAACACTACAGCAACAGTAACT